GAATCTTAATCTTCTAAACAGCGATCCTGATAGAAAGATTGAATCAACTATGCTCAGTATATTTAAAGATGCAGCTGGTAATCCAGATGTAGGTGCATACAGAGTACGTCGAGATCCAAATAGAGGATCTGCATTTGATAGACGTAGAACAGATGGTGACAGAAAAACTGTTAGAGAGATCTTTGACATTGCTAATGCAGGCGGTGAAGACTTTGGACTCTTTAAGTTTAGTGGGTCAGAAATTAAGGAACTTGTTAAGTCTGGATCAGTTAGACTAGATGAAACCTTTGATGAAGATACACAAAAATTTATGGTTGTTGGACTTATGAGAATACAAGCCAACAGAAGCAATAGCATTATGGGTGCTGTCACAGAAGGTAGAGACTGGCGTAGATTGACAAATCTATCAACAGCAGAGCAGCAAGCAATATTACAATTTTTTCCTAACCTTAGAGGTATGCCAAACAATCAGTTTCAAGAATTGCAAGCTGATGTAGCTGAGGCTGTACTAAAAATCGTAAACAAAAAGTAAATTATGACGGATTCCGCAGGCAGATACTCGGATGTACAGGTTGACGAAGAATACCTAGATGATCTAGGAGATCAAGTCGAACAAGCTACAGACGATTTTAGACAAGAAGTACTTGCAGATGAACTCGCCGAACAACAACTACAGCAAGATGAACAAAGAGCTGTAGATGTCCAATATGACCCACGTAATTCAGATACATGGGGTGCTAAGGCACTAATAAAAGAAGGACAATCTATTTTGTCAGGCGGTTTGCAAGATACCGCATCCTCGATTGCTACATTTCCAGAGCGTACAGTCGATGCTCTATCAGGAGAGATGCAAAGACAACGTGAAGAGACTGGTATGTATCAACCAGACTTTACACCGTTTGGTGGGTACGATAACCCAATAGAAACAAAGACATGGTGGGGTAGGCAACTACGTGGTTTAGTACACTTTGGCTCACTTGCAGTTGGTACTATAGCAGCAGCTAAGGCTGCCGCAGCTACAGGTATTGTCACTATCCCAGCTGGTTTAGTTGCACTAACCAAAGCTAACTTTGTTAGAGGTGCAGCAGTAGGAGCTGTGTCTGACCTTATATCTAAAGAGTCAGACGAGCAAAACGCCTTGGGTGCGTTACGTGATAGATATGGTTGGGCTGACACACCGTTAGCTACAAAAGATACTGACCATCCTGTTATGATGAAAGTAAAAAACATCGTAGAAGGTATGGGCATAGGTCTATTTTTTGACGGTCTAGCTTATACACTTAAGAAAGGCTCACAACCAGTAATTAAACAGATTAGAGATAGAAACAAAAGTCTAAAAGATCAAACAGTTCAAGCTGGTATTGCACAACTTAGACGTGGTGAAGTTGAGTTTAGAGCTGATAAAAATGCTCCAACATCTCAACCACACCAAGGAGCACACATATCCGAGGTTGAACCACAAGTAGCTCGAGATCAGCTATCACGCACACGTAATGAGTGGGGTTCAGAAGAAGGATCAACTGGTTCTGTAACTACACCAGTAGAACGTGAACGTATTGCTCAATATGGTGAAACAGATGATGCAACAGTTGAGCGTATATACAAAGGCTTAGTAAGCAGCGAAAAGTTTGCAAAAGATTTAGAGGCTGCAAAAGGAGATAGAAAAGCATTAGCTGCTACATTTAGAGAAGCTGTTGAAGGACATCAACGTATAACACAAGGTAGAAATCCTATAGATATGTCACCACAAGAATATCTAAAAGAGTTGTACGAATCAAATGATGTTATTGATGGTATAGATGTATGGACATCTAAGAATGTAGTTATAGCTGACCTTGTAGCAGGCACACTACTTAGACAGCTACGAGATATAGGAACAGCAGGCAGAGAAATAGCAGATCTAGTAGATATATCTGACATAGATGGCCCAGCCAAGCAAGTTGTTGATACTATGCTTACTGCGTTGTATGAAACTAAGAAAGCTAGATTTGTTAAGTCAGACTCATTTAGAGCATTAGGTGCTGGTAAAAAAAGTAAAAAGGCTATAGATGAAGTCATGACAGAAGAAATGGCTGATGCTAGAGAATCTATTATGTCAGTGCTTAAGATTGCAAAAGATGATGCAGATGATAACTTGCTAAATGCTTTGTTTGAAGCTTTCTCTATGATGAAAGATGTAAACTCATTAGAAGACTTTGACAGGTGGGCACGTACTATACTTAAAGGTGGTGCACTTGAAGCTGGTGGCATAGAAAGAACTGGAGCTCTTATACGTGAGCTAGAGGGTGTTATGACTCATAGTGTTTTATCTGGCCCTAAGACACCAGTCCGAGCAATCATGGGTACATCTACTGCAACATTTTTAAGACCTTTATCAACTGCACTAGGAGCTGTTGTACGTTACCCATTTGAGGGTGACACTGCAACACTAAGATCTAGCTTGGCAGCTGTAAATGGCATGATAGAAGCTATACCTGAGTCATTTGAATTATTTAGAACAAGACTAAACTCATACTGGAAAGGTGATATACGAAGCATAAAAACAAGATTTTCTGAGTATACACAGGCGGACGATAACTGGGAGATACTAAGACGTTGGGCAGAAGATAGTGGTAGAGCCAACGCTGGCGAAGTAGCAGCATTTAGAGTTGCTAACATAGCACGTCAGATGAACAATACCAACATGTTGACATACTCTACAAAGCTTATGGCTGCGACTGACGATGCTTTTGCATACATTATAGGACGTGCAAAAATGCGTGAAAAAGCCATGCGTAGAGTTCTAGATATGCAAGGTAACGGTATCGAAACACCAAAAATTACAAAAGAGTTAATGAAAGCATACGAAGATGACTTTTATGCACAAGTGTTTGATAATCAAGGTAACATTGTAGACGAAGCTACTGCATTTGCACGTAAAGAAGTTACACTTACACAGGAGCTTACAGGCTTTGCAAAAGGTCTAAATGATGTGTTTACTGCTACACCACTAGCTAAACCATTCTTTTTATTTGCTAGAACTGGTGTCAACGGTCTTGCACTTACAGGTAAATACACACCCGGTTTTAACTTCTTAGTCAAAGAGTTTAATGATATAGCTTTTGCTAATCCAAACGACTTACGAAGTGTATCAAAGTATGGTATATTTACTGCTTAAGAGTTAGCTAATGCTCGTGCCTTACAAACAGGTCGATTAGCAATAGGTTCTGCGGTTACATTTATGGCAGTACAAGCTTGGATGCGTGGTGATCTTAACGGTAATGGCCCAGTTGATAGACAAAAAAGACAGCTATGGCTTGATGGTAAGTGGGAACCTAGAACAATTAAGCTAGGTGCAGTTCGTGTTGGTTACGACCAGTTTGAACCATTTAACCTGATTATGTCTACAATAGCTGATATAGGCGATGCAAGTCAACTTATGGGTGAAGAGTGGACAGAAAACGAACTAGGTAAGGTAGCCCTTGTTGTAGCACAGGCTGTAACAAGTAAGTCATATCTAGCTGGTATACAGTCCTTTGTCGACCTATTTGCTGGTAGACCCGGACAAACAGGCCGTATTGTATCTGGACTAATCAATAACCAAGTACCACTAGCTGGTATACGTAACGACTTAGGTAGATTATTTACTCCTTATATGCGTGAGATAAACTCTGGTGTGTTTCAGTCTATACGTAATAGAAACTTAATTACAGAAAAACTTACAGGTAATCAATTACCAATTAAGTATGATATGTTAAATGGTAGACCACTTAAAGATTGGGATTTCTTAACTAGAGCATACAATGCTGTGAGTCCTATAAGTCTTAATTTAGATCAAAGTCCCGGTAGAAACTTCTTGTTTGACAGTGGTTATGATTTACGCACATCTACATATTATGCACCAGATAGCACAAACTTAACAGATCACCCATACATTAGATCAGAGTTTCAACGAGCACTTGGTTCTCTTAACTTAGAACTAGAACTTGATAAACTTGCTAAAGATAAAAAGATGTTAGCATCTATGGATCTTATGTATGCTGATATACGAGCAGGCAAGCGTGGTCAGTTCAATGCTAGAGACTATTATCATAATAGAATTATAGATCAGATGTTTAAACGTGCAAAGAAAAGAGCATGGGCATCAATTAAAGATGATCCTAGAATTGCTGAAGTTATTGAAAAGCAACGTCTAGAAAAAGTAGCACAAGTTGATAAACGAAGTGCGTCGCAGAACATCCTCAACATATACAAATAAATGGCAACAACATTCGTAGAATACACTGGGGATGGGAACGCTACTAAGTCGTTTTCTTTCCCTTCATATCAAGAATCTGATGTCAAAGTTCGTGTAGATGGCGTACTTAAAACAACAAGTACACACTACAACATTACCGGCTACACTACTACAGGTGGCGGTAACGTAGTCTTTACATCAGGTAATATACCATCCAGTCC